GGACTTACGCATTGACTCCTGCCAGGCTAGATAATCAGCCATACATTGAGGAACAACCACTTTACCTTTATACCGCTTCTCGTTAATGCTGAAGCCTTTGGCATCATCAACAAAATGCTCAACGAAATAACAGGGCTCATCCCACTCTTCAACCGCGTTCTCTTTACGATGGTAGTGGGCAATCTCACCGGACACACCATCTTTACCAAAAACCGGGACTTTCTTACGGACTATATTTCTTCGTCCATCGGTGGAATCTGGCTTAGCCTCTTCCCCCTCGAATGTATCGTTAAGTTCCACTTGGAAATCTCCTTAGAAAACTGGAGCGGCACACTAGGCCCGCCCCGCAATTTCCCGCCTAGTCGGGTGGTTGGGTATTAGCCAACCTAGTTAATTCTAGTACGCAGATGCAGACTCGATACGCTGCACCCAATCGTCATTGAGCACAACCGCCTTGAAAGACCCCTTGAGGGAAATCTTCCGCCGCTGAGCAGCCGGGTCACTATCGGAAGGCTTACCATCAGTCATCATAACCCGAAGGTTATCACCACTGAGGCTAACCATACCGTAAGCTTCCTTACCGATAGCATACGAAGTATGCACGGTAACACCGGATGCCGGTGCTTGCTGAGGCCGACGAGCTGTAGCACTAGATGTAGTAAATGCGTCAACAGCAACCACAGTGCTAGGAGCCTGCGCTTCCGCGAAGAGCTGCGAGTTAGCCACTGTAGCGTCGTTATCAGCGTTCGCCACATAGACGTTATACAGATACCCAGCAGTAGACGGAACAGTGACGTTCACGCCTTCAGCAGTAGTAACCGTAGTAACCTTGACAGCGTAGACCTTCTCAACCAAGCCTGTGCTGGAGTTGATAGCTTCCAAGAACACGTTAACAGTCTCGCCGTTAGCGAAACTATTTGTGATCGTAGCAGCCGCCACTGTCCAGTCGCCGGAAGCACCGAGAGCGATAGTCGGGATGAAGTTACTCACCTCAACATCGAAGCCCAAGTAGCTACCAACCATGTTATTGAAGATCGCTTTCGCGTTCGACAATTCATGTGCGCTCAAGAAAGCCGAGTCACCCATAAGGTCTTGCGACACTTCGGGATCGCAGATGAACACATAGTTAACGCCAAAACGACGAGCACCATTACGGCTAAGAACTGCCCAGAGCTTACGCATCTCGGTAGAGTTAACCACGTCTGTAGTCGCCAAGTTAGCACGGATAGTGTTCGAGCCCGCAACCGCGTTCGCAAAGATAACATCGGACTCTGCCATCAGAGCCTTCTGGATTTCCCGGTCAACCAATTCGGCTTGCGCCAAACCAAGCAGCTCGGTAGTCTTAGAGATAATGTTATGCTTGACAGTGATAGTGGCAAGATCGGTCATTTCCACAACCAAAATCCACTGATCGACAACTGCCTGCACAGTCTCAACCGACAGAGCCACGCTAGTAGGCGTAGTGCCTTCCGTAGCAGCGACCATCGGCAGAGCCAAGCGCGGGTAGCGCGAGAACTGACAAGTCTTGCTATTATGCTGAGGAAGCGGAGCCTTCAGCGCGTGCTGCGCAAAGACAACGCTCTTTTCAGCAATGTCTAACAACTCTTCACGGATGTACGTTACCGCATCAGCCGAGAGAGTAGAAAAAGATGTCTGAGCCATTTAGAAATTCTCCTAGTAAGAAACTAGAAGACTAGAGTTCGACGTTAGCTAAATGCTCTCTTACTTTCGCCCTATCTTCAGAAGAAACACGTTCGCCAGCTCGCATACGTTTCAAGATCGACTCGACCGCTGCGGCCCCTGCGGGTCGTCGCGCGTCGGGAGTGCCTTCACCGCTTTTCGCTGCCTGCACTTGAAGCTGCCTTTTAGCCTCTTCCTTCACTTGAACGCTCTTCTTCTGTGTACGGTTCTTAGTCTTCTCCTTGACGCTATCGAGTCCCTGGGCATAGAGAAAAGCATCAACCCGAGAAAGATACTTACCGTACACATTGGCTGCCTGCTGTCTAACTTGCTCGACTTGCTGAAACACCCTATTCAGACCTTCCTCGTTATCGAGAATGTCCGGGTGATTCCGCATAAGGTACATTTCAAACCGCATCGCGTCGTTACCGTCCATCATGCCCGCGATGTTCTGCCCTAACGGTTCAAGCTGCCCTCTAAGCCGCTTGTTAAACAGTGGGTCTAGCGTTTTATCCAGCTCTTGCAATTCCGAAGACAATCCTGGCTCCGGCTGTGCAGGCTGGCGCTGCGCCATCTGTGCTTGCTGCGCTAGTAACCTATTAGTCTCTTCTAAGTACCGTGCGCGTTCCTCCTGGCGAGCTAGGCGCTCTTCGAGAGCTTGAGCCTTGCTGGACCAGTCTTCTACTTGTGTGGGAGGCGATCCCTCACCACCGTCTTCGGGTGTGTTTTCCGCCGTGGGTGGGACTTCAGACTCGTCTAAAATTTGTCCTTCGTCCTGATTCTCGTATTCTGCCACTTTTACCTCCGTTAACGTCTTCTCCCGCTACTAAATGGCTACTGGCGGGGTCGTGACGAATTAGAACCTTATGAAATCACGACACTAATCGCGTCATCATGTCGTGATAGAGTATGGAGCCAGAGGACGGACTCGAACCGCCATCCTTCGCCTTACAAGGGGGCCGCTCTACCTATTTGGAGCTACTCTGGCTTTATTGGTTGCGGGGGCCGGAGTCGGACCGGCTAGAAGCGGGATATGAGCCCACTCTGGCTCCCAGCCTCCCCGCAGCAAAGACTACTAATAAGTAACCCGTAGTAGTAAACGGGTCTGCTGCTGCTAGTAGGACTAGGCTAATCCCTAGTGCTAGTAGACTTTTGTTCAATCTTGGTCTTAAGGTCACGTTTACGATTTCCTGGGAACTGCAAGGCACGTTTTAGCCCTGATGCCTCCCCTGCTTGCCAATCTCGCTCGCCTACTGCCTTAGAAAGAGCTGCTCCAGCAGAAGTGAAGGCCAAATGGCTTAATCTTGCCTGAATAAGCTCCCAGAATGGGGAATTTAACCCCGTTTCTAGGATAATTAGCTCATCTTCGGGTGTAAGTGACTTCAGATCAATCATTTTAGTAAGCCTGTCCCGTACTTCCGCCTTCTTGTGACATAATCCCCTGGCTCGCTGCTCCTTCAGTGTTGCCTGCTGGCATTTCTTGGGGTCTGATGGGCATAGCGCCCCCTACGGGGCCTCGATTGGCCCCTCCGGGAGTAGCGCCAGGGTTAGCCATAGCTTCTTGGGCTTGTGCAGCTTGAATTTGCTGTAATTCGTTGATTCTAGCCTGATGGGAATGTATAAGTTCCATTTTACGCATCTTAGCTAGCGCACTGTTAGGAGTAGGTAGGATCATGTGGGCCTGAATATGGGCCAGATGGTACTCGATACTCTCTCCCGCTGCCGCTTCTACTGTCCTGCCGGCTGCCGTAAGCTCTTCTTCTAGCTCGGGAGGGATGCCGGGCAAGCTAACTGTAATATCTTCGACGTACTTACCCGCGTCATCTGCTCCGATACCGTTAGCAGCCGCCATGAACAGCTCTTTGTACTTGATCTTGAAGCCCTGCGCGCGCTGGACTTCAGGCGGGATGCCTACCCCGATGTTCAGAAGGTTAAGCATCTGCTGGGATTTGCTCAGTTTCTCGCGTAGACGCTGGCTGGCTATCCAGCGAAGGTCATTCGAGAGAATCAAGTCTTGGGGCTCAATCACCCTTTCGGTCAAAAGCACACCGTCAGGCCCCGTCTGGCGGATAATCATGTTAGCATCCATGAACTGATGGGCTGCGATCTCCGTCATCTTGAGCAAAGGTGTAAAGACTTGAGGCTGTAGCTCTTCTACTTGATCTAGCACGGCGCTATTAGCGGCTGCTGTCATGGTAGACACGCCTGTAGCCGTACCAGCGGCACGCCCCATGCCCTCTCTAGGCGAGCCCGAGACTAGCGCGTTAGCTTTAGTCTGGTCCTGGACTACACCGATCATAAACCGGACCATCTGGAGACCTTCCATACTCATTTGAGCAGGGGGCCTTTCCATGCGTACCGCGTCAGGGCTGATAAGCCACTTAGCCATAGGCTCAAACTGGTACATATCCGGGTCGTCTACCATGCTAGGATCAAACAGCGTGATAGGATTGAGCGAGTAGGTAGTACAATCCATCGACTGATTTGTTAAGTCGTTGGTCATGTACTGCCATGCTTCGCTAGCCTCGATCACGCCATGACCGTAAAAGTAGTCATGCTCGCGGTAGATCGCGCCAAACAAATAAGGCGGGTGTTGGAACCACCACGGATTTTCTTGTATGCGGAGTATTTCCGTTCCGCTGTAAGTTACCCACACCCAAGGGTCTAGCTCGTCACTGTCTACACCGGGTAGACTGAACCGTACCCATAAATCAGTAATATCTAACTCGTCATCTGCTAGGTCTGCTTGATGCCCTGTCTCTTTATTAGCTTGTGATGTTGGGCGCTTCTTAGACTCTAGTGCTGTCTCTCGAATAGAGATTACGCGCTCGACTGCCTCTGAAGAGTACCAGCCCTTCTTAGCTTTCGCGCGCAGCTTGTCAAACGTAGTAGTAGAGTCTTCCCAGATCATACGAAGACCCTCGTAGTCAGTAGCGGTCTCAGGCCAAACGTAGACATGGGCCATATCGACTACTTCTAGGCTAGGGCCGTAGCACTCGAATTGCTTGCGCGACTTAATATCTAGCGAGCCATCTTCGGACTTCTCACGATACTTGATAGTACGCGAGACTTCCTTCCAACCGAACTTAAAGCAGCTAGTACCTATGATGTATAGCTGGCGTAAGAACATGCTCATTTTGCTAGGAAGCTTAGCTTGGTCTTCTAGTAAGTGCTTAAAGAAGTCTACCGCTACAGTCTTCCATCGCTCGTTATCGACTTCGACGGATATGTACGGATCGCTCAAGAGCGAGTCTTTCGCAATCCTAGTAAGCGTGTCTACTGCATCTTTCAGGATGCCTAGAAAAAGCTTGCTACGCCCCTCGTAGTAAGATTGAGTACGCCGCATGTTATAAACATCGCGGTAGCGTTCCCAATCGCTCTCTACTTTCGAGTAACGATTATCTCTAGCCTTTTGGACGATAGGGAGAAGCTTCTTAATGTCATCTGCCACGCTAGTAACGCTAGCGTAGTTCTTCAGCTCCATAGGCTCTACCCCAAAGATAGGGCCTTCAGGCTCAGACGAAGCTTTCTCTAATTTTTCTTCTAGTTCTTCAGCCATTAGCTTCCTACTGTAGAATATGGCAGTTATCGCCAAACTTAGGGGCCTGGCCGCCTTTAGGGACTACAACCCACTGAGTATTACCAGCAGGCGGTGGGCCGCCAATCTGGAAGCAGCCGTACACGGAAGAGCCAACTTCGTTGTAGGCTTTAATCTGGTCCGGGGTTAAGGTCTGCCCTTGCCCTAAAGCATTACCGATAAGCTGCGCTGCACAGCCCGAGATAAATAACATATAGAACAATAACAAGCTGATATACTTTTTCATCTATTCTCCGAAATACTGGTTAGTGCAAAGCTGCTCCCAGAAGTGCTCGCTATCGCGCGGAGGCGTGCTGGACATGATTAACCTTCCGCCATTTTCTAGTGTAGGCCGTAACGCAGCATACATATTACGGCACTCCCGGTCATCGCACTCGCCTACTTCATCCCAATAAACTAAAGATAAAGTTTCCCCCCGTCCTGGATTTCCATTCTGGGGGAAAGCTTCAATGGTACTATGCGGCCCCTCTTCGATAGGATGCTCCACAATCATGCGGAGGATAATACCCTTCTTGCCGCGATAGAACTTAACCGGAGGAAGTGCAATCTTCCAATGTTCAGGCAGATGATCGTAGATGGTCTTTATTCTGCCGATTAACTTACCAGCGTCTTCCTCTTTCAAACTGATTAGCGCGATAACGCTACCGGGCTTAAACAGTGCTTCCCATAAGCACACTACACACATAATCCAAGTCACTAGCATCTGCCGGGACTTGTAGACTGCTAGACGGTCTAGCTTAGAACCATACTCTAGCAGCTTAGCGATATACTTCTTATGAACAGGGAAAGGCTGTATCCGCTCACCCTTAGCATGCGAGTCATGCGTGCGAACAAAGTTAGCGAAAAAAAGAATGTCTTCTGACGCATAGTAAAGCTGTTCGGCAATTTCATTTAGAGCTTCTACTCGCGCTGATGCTTCAGCTCTCGCCACTTGTCACCATGATTTCACATTTTTCTATCAGCTCTTCTGGCACCCATCCTATAACACCTTCGTCGGGCTCCGTAGCTCCAGGACTATATGCATAGCTCTCTACAAAACGAACGACACCATCGGTTATGTCATCTATAACACCACGCTCAATCCACTTAGCGAGAGCCTTCTTGCCGGATGCAGCATGAACTAGGTCTCCCCGCGCTGAGTATGGATCAAGCCAGGTGATTCTAACTTCCTTGCCGATGAAGTGTTTAGGTATTTTCATGCTCCCATGCACTCTTACCGAAGGCTCTGACGCCTAGCCATCTAATCCAAGATATAGGGGATAACCTACCAAAGCTAGAACCCTGTTGTATTCTGACCCTGAATATATAGTCTGCCTCTTCTTTAGTCAAGGGGTGCCCATATACCATACCATGTGTACGGTAGTGAATATCATGTTCCATACAAGTCCAGGCTAGGTAGTCTACCACACCCGTACAACCATCTGCTTTAAGCTGGATAGCCAGGCCATTAACGTCAGACCAATAAAGCTTATCCCAGGCTGTTACCTTAAGCCAGTAGTCTAAAGCTTCTTTAGTAAGATACCCCTTCACCGACTTATGCTCTTGCCCCCTACGGGATACTTGCCGTACTGGTTCTTCATCTTATGGCGGATAGAGTCCCAGCTTGTACCCTTTTCAAACGTAGTTCCCATTAAGCAGTATCTAGCTGCATCTACATAATGGTCGTTGATCCCGTCTTTGATAATCTCGCCTGTCTTGTTACGCTTGTAGCCCCCGCGCATGGCTGCCGCTAGACGGGGGCATTTCTTGGCATTTACCATTATGTAGGGTCGTCCGTTGGTCATTAGGACCAACTCCCGACACATTTGTAGGATGCCTTCTTCTATAAGCTGGTCTTTCCCTCTAGGGTTGATGCCGTAGGATTTGAGGGTTTTCATACTAGAGTTACCCCACCTATCCTCATTACGCCCCGACACATCAACCCAATCCACAAAAGTAGCGCCACGGTAGAACTGATTAGAATGAGCTAACACCATCTGGACGAACTGTTCTTCCATGATGTTATCTGGTGCTATCTCGTCTATGAAGTTCTTTTCTAGCCCGTTGATTTGCATGAACTCTACGGCTGGGTGGACTTTGCCGAAGTCCCAGCCTCTATAGAGTACACGGCCTATGCTAGGCTTCCAGAATAAGTCGCCTTCATGTAGCTGCTTCTTATAGTCGCCAAAGACAGGCCGAACGTCTTTTAAGCCTACTGGCTTTAGCTCGAACTCCCTGTCAAAATCTTCAGTAGGATACTCGGAGGCTACCTTCTTGGCCCAAGCATCGTCTTTATCAGGATCGGCGGAGTAGTGCAGGCGGATTACTTGGAACCCTTCGCCTATCTCGTCGTCCTGCTTCTTGATTACTTCGGTAGCCAATTACTTAAGATTCCTAAGAATAAACACGCCGCCTTGGTTATGCAGAGTCTCCCAATCACTAATAAAGTAAGCGCGGTAGTCAGTCATGGCGGTCTTGCCTACTTGAGTGGCATACTCCTTGCGCGACAGGAATGTATAGACTTCCTTACCCATGTAGCGTGTATGCCCAGGATCACCCCATACCCACCCGGGAGTTTTGTCCTGGGTAGGGCTAGTAATACACACAATACCCCCTGGTTTCAGGATGCGCGCGAAGTCATCGAACTGGTTAAAAAAGAACTTCCAGTCCCCTTGTTTACCTACATGCTCTAGGACTTCGTAGGCGTGAATCTCATCGAATATGCTGTCTTTGAAAGGCAGCGGGATACTGTCTAGGCTAAAGACTACATCCGGGTCTACATCCGGGTTCATGTCCAGGGTTACTAGGATAGTCCAGTGCTCTTTGCCTGGAAGAACGACTTTCTTATCCCTGCTTCTGCCGCAGCCTAAGAGCAATTCCATAGGTTTACTTACCCGACGATTTCACTAGCCTAGATTGTTAAAGTAGGCTTATTCTAAACTTTGGTGGAGAGACAGGGACTCAAACCCTGACGCAGGGCATGCAAAACCCTGATGCTCTCAGTTACATCATCTCCCCATGTCTTTCATTTTCTTCTTGGCTGCTATTAAGTCCCTGACTACCTTTGCATCGCTAGTAGGGCTAGGGCCATCCCCGGCTATATTCCTAGCGATAGTATCTAGCAGCTTGATCTTATCGTTAAGCTTAGTTCTAGGGTCTCGATAAAGGCTCTTAGCCTCTTTGACTACCCAATCCTTAGTAGCCGGGCTGGTGTCCTGGTTCTTATTTAAGCCCGCTTCAAACTTCAGACGGCGGCAAGCTTTGCAGTCTTTAGCCCTAGTTCCAGTAGGAGTACGCTGGTAGGCGTCAAAAGGCTTAAACTGCTTGCAATCTACGCACTTCTTACCTTCTGCTTCCCCGTTGCTATCTAGTACGATCTCTTCAGTCTCGGTCATCTTCAATATCTATCTCGTACAAGCGGGCGATAGTCGCTGAGTCGCCTATACGGATTATAAAGCAGCCTAGCACTAGCTCTAGTAAGGGCTCGTCAAAATGGATGGCGAAGCCTAGCCC